GCGCGCTCGCCTGAGCGCCTCGACGCATCGAGCGTCTGAGTCTGTCCCGTGGTCCGTCGTCTCCCCGACGCTCCCATCACCACCACGGGGCAGTCTCAGGCTCCCGAGCCTGACCGCTCGATCGACCCTTCGCGAGACGCAGGAGCTGTATGCACTGCGGACGACGGAGGGCGGACGAACGGACCCTGAACGACCGATGAAGCCCGGACCCAAGATCAGCCCCGATCGCGTCGCACGCCTCTTGGTCGATGCATCCGAACTCGGGGACGAAGCCGCAGCGGCGAAGCACAACGTGTCCGCGAAAACGGTCAGCAGATACCGCGAGAAGTACGCGGATGATCCCGCGGTGTCCGATCTTGTCCGCGCTCTGAAAGAAAGCGTCGTGGCCGACTGGCTCACGTCCGCGAAGGGGGCGAGAGCGCGCTTGCTGTCGAAGGTCGAAGCTCTCGCGATGGCGAGCGACGACCTGCGCCAAGTCGCGGGCGCGCTGAAGATCGTTCACGACGCGGTGCTCGCTGAGGAGCTGCTGAGCAATGGCGGACAGCCTGACGACCGCGCTGGGGTGGGCGGCGCGCCGAACTCGCGTGGCCCGCTTTCTGGCTGGCTCGCGAGCAAGGGTCACCCCGTCCACTGAGCCGCTCTCGCTGGCACAGTGGATCGAGCGCTACCAGCCCGCGCACTATCCAATCCCGTGGCACCTCGCGCAGCTCGTCTCGTTGCTCGAGCGAGCGGCGACGACGCCGACACTGGCTCTTGTGTCGATGCCTCCGCGGCACGGCAAGAGTGCGAGCCTGACTGCCGCGCTCGCGTGGGTGACCTCGCAGCAACCATGGCGACGCAGCGCGTACATCACGTATCAACAGGACCTCGCGCAGTCGGTGAGCCGACGGGTGCGGCGCCTCGTGCAGGAGTCCGGCGTCTCGCTGGCTTCGGATGCTTCGCGCGTGAGCGAGTGGCTCACGACGGACGAGGGTGGGCTGTCGGCCACCGGCATTGGCTCGGGGCTCACGGGCCGGGGGTTCGATGGCTTGGTGATCGTCGACGACCCGTTGCGCGGTCGCGAAGAGGCTGAGTCGCTCTCGCAGCGCGAGAAGGCGTGGGAGGGGTTCAACTCCGACGCGTTCACCCGATTGAACCCAGGCGGCTCGCTCGTGGTGGTGGCGACGCGCTGGCACCGCGACGACCTGATCGGGCGGCTCGAGCAGAGCGTCGATCCGCGGTGGGAGGTGCTTTCGCTTCCGGCGATTCGAGACAACGAGGGCAACCCCAGCGACGAGGGACACGCCCTCTGGCCCGAGCGCTTCGACCTCGCGAGCCTGCGACGGATCCGCGCGCAGATTGGCGAATACGCCTGGGCCTCGCTGTACCAACAGCACCCTGTGCCGAGGGATGGCATCCTGTTCCGGGCTCCTGCGCGGTACACGACGCCGGCGCTCGACGGCGCGCGCCTCGTGCTCGCCTGCGACCCCGCTGGCTCCGCGAAGACCCGAGCGGACTACACCGCAGCGATCGCGCTGGCGGTGCGAGGCTCGGGCGCCGAGCTCACGGCCGATGTGCTCGACGTGCTCAGGTTCCAAGAAGGCACCGACGCGGCGGCGCGCAAGCTCCGCACGTTTCAGACGACGCACGGTGGCGCCCGGATGCACCTCGAGACGAGCCGCGACGGCGTGGCGATCGCAGACACCCTGCGCGCGATCGTGCCGGGGATCCTGCTCGCAGAGGCTCCGGCGCGCGGCGACAAGTTCACCCGCGCACAGGCTGTGATCGCGGCGTGGAACCAGGGACGCGTGCGCGTTCCTGTGTCGGCGCCGTGGCTCGACGCATTCCTGGCAGAGACCGAGCGATTCACGGGCGTGAACGACCCGCACGACGATCAAGTCGACGCGCTGGCACACGCATTCAACGCGGCAGGTCGCGAGCGACGCGGCGGCGGCAACGTCGGCGATGGCTGGATGGACTGAGCATGGGATTCTTCGACCGAATCACAAACGGCGTCGTCGCTTGGGGACAGGACGTCGTCTCGCGCGTGGCACAGCCGCTCCGCGAAGAACGTGAGCGCATGCTCGCAGCTCGCGAGGCGCTCTACCGTGGCGAGCAGTACCAAGGCCGCGGCCTCGCTCCCTCGTGGGACAAGGCCCCCATCGGTCAACGACGCGTGCCGCTGCGGCTGCAGAAGCCCAGCGTGCAGTACGACCTCCCGAAGCTGAGCGTGCGTCGTGTGACGTCGATGCTCTTCGGCGAGGGAAAGCACCCCGCGCTTGCGTTCGAGATCGCAGGTGAGGCCGAGGGCGAGGAGGACAACGAGAAGGCCGTCGCGTCGTGGCTCGACGAGATCGCGGAGCGCTCGGGGCTCTGGCCCGCGGTGCTCCTGTGGTCGCGCCTGTCGCTCGCGGTGGGCTCGGGCTGCCTGACGTGGTCCGTTGTCGAGGGAGACCTCGAGTTTCGCGTGTTGCGCTCGCAGCACTGCATCCCGAGCTTCGATCCCAAGAGGCCGCGCAAGCTCGTCGGACTCGAGCTTCGGTACAAGTTCGCCAAGGTCGTGCGCGAGCAGTCGCGCGACGGCGCGGTGACCGAGCGCCTCGTCGACCACTGGCACCGCGAGGTGTGGACCGCCGACGCGCACACGGTGTTCGTTGACGCGCCAGTCAGCGACAAAGGCCAAGAGCCCACGTGGCTCGTCGCGGATGAAGTGCAGCATGGCCTCGGCGTCGTGCCTGCCGTGTGGGTGCGTCCGCTCGATGATGCGGACGAGGGCGCGCTCGACGGCGAACCGATGTTCGAGGGGGTCGAGGACCTCGTCGAGGACATCGATCGGGTGCTCTCGCAGAAGTCGCGAGCGCTCAGGTACAACCTCGACCCGACGCGGGTGTGGTTCGGTTTGTCCGAGAAGGACGAGCAGAACGTTCGCACCGCAGATGGCCCCGCCGTCTCGGTGAGCGCCAAGACCGACGGCGCCGACGTGACGCAGCTCGAGCTCAACGGCAGCTCGCTCGAAGTCGCCGAGGCACACGCGGCTGCGCAGCGCGCTCGCGCGCTCGAAACAACGCGCGTCGTCAGCCCTGACCCTGACAAACTCCTGGCCGCAGCGAACAGCGGGAAGGCGCTGGAGATCCTCTACGCGCCGATGCTGGAGTTGTGCGGTGAACTACGCACGAGCTTCGGCGCTGCGCTGAAACAACTCATCTCGCAGATCCTTGATGCGGTCCGCTCTGGCCCGCTCGGCGCTCCTGGCGCGCTTGCTGTGCCGCCCCCACCGATCCCCGCGGGCAAGCTCTGCCTTCGCTGGGGCAGCTACTTCGCACCGACGTCGCAGGACCAAGCAAACGCTACGAACATCGCCGTGTCGGCTGTGCGCGAGCGATTGCTCGACCGCGAGACCGCGACGCGATGGCTGTGCAAGTCCCTCGGCATCTCGGACGTCGAGGCTGTCGTGCGCGCGCTCGAAGAGCAGCGCAATTCGGCGCCAAAGCCACCAACTCCATCGACGCAATCCAGCGCCGGAGAGACCAAGCCCGCGGAGTCCGCTCCGCCGTCCCCCGCCTCGTCGGCGCGTCAGTCCGACGTAGAGGACGCCAATGACGACCCCAACGACCCAAACGACGAATGAGCCCAACGCCAACGCGCAGACCACGGCACCCGAGGCCGGCGCGGAGTTCCGCTCGATGAGTCCCGAGCAGTTCGCGGCGCGCCTGAAGGCCGAGCGCGAGGCGGGCCAACGCGCTGCACTCGGGGTGCTCGGCGTCGACTCGCTCGATGTCGCGAAAGCTCGGCTCGAAGCGCAGAAGCAAGCCGAACTTGCGACGCTCACCGAGCAACAGCGACTCGCGAAGCAACTCGAAGAGCTCGCACCCGTTGCCGCTCGCGCGAAGGCGTACGAGCAAACGATCGCGCAGACGCTCGCGAGCGAAGAGAGCGCGATCCCCGAGGCCAAGAAGAACCTCTTGGCGCTCGCGCCGACTGAGCCCGCCGAGCGCCTCGCGTGGCTGAGCAAAGCCAAGGCGGCGGGGTTGTTCGGCGACAGTGCTGCGGCTGGCGCTGTCGCTCCGGTCACGACGCGCGCGGGTGGGACCGCGCCGTCACCTCAACAGCCGACCGGGCCGAAGCCCGTCAAAGACATGAGCCCCGAAGAGTACCGCGCGTGGTGGGACGCGAAGGTCGCCACAGAGCGCGGGCGGGGCTGATCACACGTCCAACAGAGCTCGCCCGTGAGGGGCGGTGCTCAACCCCCTCACAGGAGACACGTCAATGTCGAACATCAGCACGTTCACCGGAACCCTCGCCAGCATCATCGAAGAGGGCGTCATCGAGCGCGAGCTCATGCAGTCGCTGCGTCCCGCGTTGCTCTGGAATCAATGCGTCGAGACGCGCTTGCATCAGGGCGGAATCGGCGAGCTCGTCTCGATGACCCGCGAGGGGCTCATCACGCCCTCGACCGAGGCCGAGGCCGAGCTCGCGGCGGGAGCAGACCCGACCGCAGTCACGCGCTCGCGCGAGCAGTTCAGCTACCGCGTCAAGTCGTACTCGAAGTACCTCGACCTCAACGCACCGAGCAGCTACCTCGCTGCGGCAAACACGTTCCTGCCGGGGCTGAACGCGCTCGGATTCCAGGCGATGCAGTCGATCAACCGCATCCGGCGCGATCGCATGTTCGCGGCGTACGCGGGCGGCAACTCGTTCGCGACCGCCGCGGGCGTGGCGGTCACAGCGCTCGTCGTCGCCGACGCCACTGGGTTTGGCGAGGTGATCGTCAATGGCGTGGTGACGGCAGTCAGCTCGACCAACCCCGGCACCCTCGCCATCGCTGGCACCAACCGCACGTATACGGCAGTCGACACGTCGACGAACACGATCACGCTGAGCTCCGCTCAGACGTGGTCGCAGTACGACAGCGTGGTGCGCTCGGACGCGACGCCCGTGTTTCGGCAGAGCAGCCGCGCGACCGACCGCCTTGTCGTCGCGGGCGACACGCCCACCATGGCTACCTTCCGCGACGCTGCAGCGTGGCTCCGCGGGCAGAACGTGCCGGGCATGGATGGGACGCCGACTGGAGACTACTGGTGTTTCATCGACTCGGACGTCGAGAACGCGCTCAACGCCGACACTGAGTTTCGCTCCGCAATCAACGGCGGCGGGCTCGCGTTGCAGGCCGCGGCCGGCATCCTCGGCAGGTACGCGGGCATCGTGTTCGTTCGCCAGCCGAAGAGCGAATCGAAGATCATCGCGAGCTCGGCGCCGTACCAGACGACCATTCACCGGTCGATCATGGTCGGTGGTGGTGGTGCGCTCATCGAAGCGTACGTACCCGAGGAGTCG